ACTGAGAAGCCCGATCCCCCGGAGGTCGCCCGCGAAGAGCGCCCCGGCCGGCGGGATGTAGAAGGCCCCCGTGAAGAGGCCCGTGCCGCGCAGATCGCCGCTGAACCGCGTCCCCGTCTGGAGGGTGGCGGCGGCGAGCGTGCCCGTGCCATCCAGATCGCCGCCGAAGAAGATGCCCGTGCGGAGCGGGCCCGCGACGACGGCGGTGCCCCGGAGCTGGCCCTCCAGCGCGACGACGCCCAGGACGAGGACGCCATCGAGGACGCCCGTGCCGAGGAGAGCCCCGGCGAAGAGCGCGGAGGGCGGCGGGGGATCCCAGAGATTCCCGGCGCCATCCCACTGCGCGAGGGCTTCATCCCACAGCTGGGGGATCGCCATACGCTACCAGCGGGCGGGGGGATGTTCCGCCGTCGAGATCACGGTGCCGCCGCCTGACAGCGTGCCGTCGAGCGTGGCCCGTTCATCCTTGATGACGCCGCTCACCGCCCGCACGGCGGGCCAGGAGAAGAGGAGATCCCGGGGCAACCGCCGCGCTCCGCGCTCCGCGACGAGCCGCATCTCGCTCTCGGTGAGGAGGCGGCTGTAGGCGGCGCCGTGCGCGAGGTAGCCGACAAAGGAGGTGTTCAGCGCCTCGTTGTTGCCCCAGTGGAGCGGCTTTGCATCGGCCCCCACCGCCCCCGACGGCGCGGAGGTGCGCGTGAGCCCCGCGCCATTGGTCAGGACGCTCCAGGCCCCTTGATCGAGGAGATAGACCGTCGGATGGTTCGCCGTCGCCCCCATGTCGTAGGTCACGCCGACCCAGCGCCACCGCGCCAGCGGCGCGGCGAAGCCCGTGGTCATCTCCCAGATCCCGTTGGTGGTCCGCTGGGAGATCATGTGGAGCTTGTTGGAGCCCGCCGTGCCATTGAACTTGAAGTAGAGGCGGAACCCGCCCGTGATCCCATGCGCCCACACCGCCCCGCTATTGCCCTGGCCCATCGTGTTCGCCAGCATCCAGGTGCCGAACGAGATCAGCGAGCCCGTCGTGAGGTTGGCGCTCAGGACTTGCCGGTCGGTCCCCGCTGAGAAATCGACGCTCATGCGCGGGCGAACTCGAGATGCGCGGACTCCAGCACGCGGTCGCCGGTCGCGGGCGAGGTGCCGCCCGCCCCCAGCGACAGCGCCAGCACCAGCTTGCTGCCGGCCACCAACCCCGTGGAGGTCAGGGTGAGCCGGGTTTCCTTCTGCGCCCCGAGCGTCGTCGGCACCGACTGATCCGCGCTCACGTTCGCGGCGGGCGTGACCAGCGCCGTCGCGGACTGGGTCGTGCCATCGACCACGTGGCCGAACGCGCCCGTCACGCGAATGTTGCCCGTCGTCGCCGAGATCATCGTCCACTTGGTGACGAGCACCACGGCGCCGCCCGAGACGTAGTCGAGTGGCGCGACACACTTCCAGAGGAGCCATTCCACGTTGGCGGCGCGGAACTGGTAGACCAGTTCCACCAGCTTCGGCACCGTGCCGACCACCGTCCCCGTCGAGATGCGCTCCACCGGCAAGGGGAACAGGTTGTTCGCGCTGCCATCGGGGAAGCGGGCGTTCTCGAGCCAGAGCGGCACCATGGAGGGCGCGGTGCCGCCGCCGCCCAGCGGCGTTTCCAGCCCCGCGTCGTCCTTCTGATACATCTTCTTGTCGGCCTTCGCGTAGGTGACGACGTGGCCGGCCGCAGGGGTGGCTGGCGCGGCGCCGGTCGGGTAGTCCACCACCGGGGTCACGAAGGACGTGCCGGCGTAGATCGAGCGGGGTCGGAGCGATGGGCCCCCAATGTCGTAGGCGTTATCCGCGCCGGGATAGAAGGAACTGTTCGTGTCGATGAGCCACACCGTGGCGTTGTTGATGCGGAACATGAGCGGTGCCGACCCCATCGTGCCGATGCCGAGCGCCCGCGCCAGGCCGGTCCCTTGTTGCCGCGTCATGATTAACATCGTGCTGCCCGCCGAGAACTCCAACCAGCTGCCGTTCCCGCCCCCGTCGATCGTCTCGTACACGCGCAGGGTCTGCGCGTTCGCTAGGTTTCGGAGGCCGAGCACATGATCCGCGTCGGGCAGGAGTCTCACGCCCGTGTTGATCCCGAGATTGAGATCCCGAATGGTCAGGAAGCCGTAGTCGATATACGTCCCCCCCGTGCCGATCCCAAACATCCGCACGCCCGCCGCCATGAAAATCAGGTTGCCGGCGTTCTGATAGAGCCCCGTCGTCGGACTGGCGGCGAAGCTGTAGCTCGGCGCCGACCCCGTCCCATCCGGCGCGAGGAGCGGGAACGGCGTCCCGCCCGGGCCCTGCATCAGCGGCGCGAGCGCCGCCCAGTTCGCCCGAATGGGCGCGGAGAGGAGGGCGCCGTTATTCGGCGGTTGAGTGGGATCCCAGGCCATGTCAGATCACCTTGCCGTGATCCACGGCGGCGTGACAGGGGGCGCAGAGCGGGATCGTGTTGCCCCAGGTGTGCCGTTGCGGGCCACCGTGCGACCGCGCCACGATGTGCGCCAGCTGCCTCGGACGATCCAGCGTGCGGCAGATCGCACAGTGAAACGCCCGGAGCATCTTCTTCTCTTCCTTGCTCAGGGGAATGTCCGCGAGTACCAGATTGGTGCCCGCCAGCGTGGCGAGGAATCGCTGGCGGGCCCTGAGACTGTTGCGCCGCGCATTCTCTCGGCGCATCGCGGCGTAGGCGGGATCGTCGGCCATCTTCCGCAGAAACGTGGCCGACATCTTCGCCTTGGTCTCAGCGGAGTGTTTGTACCCACGCCGCAGTGCAGCCTGTTGCTCATGTTGCTCTGGCTTCTTCCACCGAAGCACCGACGCCGCCGCCATCTTTTCTTTGGCCTCGTCAGTGTGGGTGTTGCCGAGAATGTTCGGCATGGTGTTAGTCCAAAGTAACTGTGAGGCCTGCCGCAGGAAATTTTGGTGCTTGATCACCACTGTTCACGATCTTAGCTACCGCGAGCGCCGTCTGCATCAACAGGTTCCCTCCGGTCACTGCGTCGAACAATCCGAAATGCGTGATCGTTCCCCAGTTCGCGGATGGCGCCGGAAACGTGATGTCGGCGACGTTCGATGACTGGCCGGTCGTGCCCGAACTGGCCCCCGCCGTGCCCCCCTGCGTCGCGGCCCATGATGCGAGACCGGGGCCCACTTGCACTCGCGCATAGCCGCCCCCGCTCACTTCAGTGCCGGGCCCGGCGTCACTCGACGGCGTCGTGAAGAGCCCCACATAGATCGCCGTCGGCACGGGATAGGCCGTGGCGCGGAGTATGTGATCGACGAGGCGGTTCTCTAGGTAATTTGAAAGGTTCGACACGGCGGCGCCTCTCAGTCTCGGCGCGGCGAGAACTCGCTCGCCTGTTGCGGGGTGCCCTTGGGATCGACGGCGTTCGCGTCCCGGTCCTTGCCGTCCCGATAGGCGCGAGCGCGGATCGGCCCGTTCGACGCCGACGGGAGCTCGGTGACAAAGCGCGTGGGCGTGATGTCGTGAAAAACCTTCTTCCCCGAGGGGCGCAGGAGTGGCTTCCGGTTGATCGCGGGGATGTCGGGATGGTTGCAGTCCATGTCAGCCTCCTCGGCGTCGGAAGAAGAGCACCGGCCAGAGCACCGTCGCAGAGTACAACGACGCCGCGATGATGCGGTAGAGATCGGCGTGGAGGATCGTGAACGTCCACACTGCGCCCGCGCCGATGGTGACCGCCCAGACGAGGACGCGGTCCTCGAGCGCCTGGAGCGCGAGCGTGAGGACCGGCGTCGTCCACTGGCCGAAGTCGCGGTCCTCGGTCGTGCGTTCATCGCGGAGTGGCGTCGGCATCCCCAGCGCCATCTACTCCTCCTTCGTCTTCTCGAGATCAAGCGACAGCTGGGGCGGACGCTCCGCGCCCGTCAAGGTCGGCGGCGGCGCCATCGGCTGATTGAACCAGGGCGTCTCGCCCCCGGCGGCCGGCGCCGGCGGGAACCACGCGGCAGCGGGCGCGGCGGGCGCGGGCGCGGCCTCGACGGGGGCCGGGGCGGCGACGGGCGGCGCGGGCGCGCCCCCGACCGGGATATCGGACGGCGGCCGACGCTCGGGCTCGGGTGGGGGCGGCGGCGCGGGATGCTCCAGCGGCTTCACGGGCTGTTCAGCGGCGACGGCGGCGACTTTCGGCGTGAGCGCCTGCACCGCGCGCTCGCCGAGCGTCACGCCGGGCTGGGCGGCCTGCTCCCAGCCCGGGATCGAGGGCAGCACCCCCTGCCGTTCCACCGCGACAAAGGGCGGCTTGAAGGTGAGCCCGATCTTCGGCGCTTCGCCTGAGACGCCGCGCTGGAGCCCGTGCCCCGCATCGTGGAGGAGCGTCTTTTCGAGATCCTGGGCGGCGGCCTTGCCCAGCCGTTGTTCGAGGCCCGGCCGCATGACCGAGAAGCGCCGGCCGAGTTCCGTCAGGCCCTCGGCGGTGAGCGTCATGTCCTTGGTGAAGTACTTCTCGATCGCGGCATCCACCAACTCCGGGGTGATCTTGTTCGGATCCGCCTCGCCCGTGAGCCATTGCTGCATGATCTGGGCGCCCTTCAGTTCCTTGCCGAGGTCCGCGTACTTTCCGGCCTCCCCGGCCCCAGTGAGCATATAGCCCTTCTTGATGAGCCACTGGCGCGCCTCGGGCGGGCCGTACTGCCAGATGCCCTGCATCTGGGGCACCGCGATCATGGGGTGCGCGGGATTGATCTTGTAGATCTTGTCCACCGCGCCCTGCGCCTGCGCGAGCCCGTCCGCCACCGTCGCCCACTTCATGATCTCGGGATCCGCCACCGGATCCCAGTTCTTGGGATTCACCTGGTACTTCTGGCCCAGATCCCGAATCTGCTTCTCGAGCGCCTTCGCGTTCTGGCCCGTGAGGATGTTCGTCCAGGCTTCCTTCGCGGTCGCGGCCGTCGGGATGTGCTTGAACGCGCCCGCCGTGAAGTCCTTCATCTTCTCCCCGGCGGTCTTGAGGAGCCGAGGGACGCCCAGCGCCTGAAGCGCGGCGCCGCCGACATCGCCGACGGTCTGGCCGAGCCCGCCGCCCACCGCGCCGAGCGCCCCGTGAAGGTAGGGGTTGTGGCCGGTCGCCCCGGCGACGCCGCCCGCCGCCAGGCCGCTCTTCGCCGCCTGCGTCGCCCCCCGGCGCAGAACCTGGGAGACCAGGGGCGCGCCCACCTTCGCCCCGATCTTGGCGCCCGTGCTGAAGAGGGGCCCGCCGAGCGGCAAGGTCAGCGCCATCAGCGCCGCCTCGGGCGCGTTCTGCGGGATGACCTTGCCGCCCGCCCAGCGCGCCCAGCCACCCTTCGGGAAGATCGATTCGGGCAGCCGTTCGGCGGCCCAGTTGACGCCCTGCTCGACGGGATCGCCGTACCCGAGCCAGCCGCCGGGTGCCGGGCCCGCGCCGGGCCCGCCGGCGCGGGCCGCCGCGCGCTCGCGGACCTTCGCCTCCTCCGCTTTCAGCGCCTGGAACTCCGCGTAGGGATCGGCGGGCGTCGTCGGGTCCGCCATCGCCCTAGTCCTCCTCCTCGGTCACCGCGCCCTCGAGGGTGGGGGCCTCGGGCTCGGTCACCGCACCGGGAAGCCCGCCAGCCCCGGCGGCGGCTTGGCCGCTCAGGCGCCGCAGCAACTCGTCAACCTTCTTCTTGCCCCGCCCCTGGAACTCGACAATCCGGTCGCCGGCCGAGTTGAGGAAGCCCATGGCCTGATCGAACGAGATCAGCTGCCCCTTCAACGGGCCGAAGGCATCCTTGGTCCGCACGCCGATGTCATTCCAGAACGTGCGCGCCTGCCCGACGACGAACTCGGGATAGAACTGCTGGATGCGCTGCCACGCCTCCCGGGTCTCCTGATTCCACATCATCGGGTTCTGTTGGATCGCCCAGGCGTACCACTCTTCCGCCTTGGTCGGGCCCGTCGGCAAGAGGTTGTGGGCCTCGAGGATCATGTAGTCCTTCTTCAGCTGATTGACCCCGGCCATGAAGTGCGGCGCCTCACCGAGCCGCTTGTTCCAGTCGCCGTAGGCCTTCGCATCCTGGGTCGCGAGTTGGCGGTCGCGGTTCAGCTGTTGCTGGTACTGGGTGTAGTGATCGCGCGTCTGCTCCAGCACGCTGATGCGGCGCTCGGCCTGGGCGCGCTCGGCCGGATCGGTGAGCCCAGGCAGCGCCTGCTTCAGCCCATCGAGCTCGCCCATCAGCTTGAACATCGAGCCCGGGATGTTGCTCCCGGCCTGCTGGGCCTTCGCCGCAATGTCCAGGTACTTCTCGTAGTGCGTGAGGATCTGCCCGGCGTTGGCGATCTGATCCTTGGTCGCCGCGAGCGCCGCCTCGTAGGGCAAGAGTTTCGCCGTGAACATCTCGTCGTGCAGCTTCAACCCATCGAGCCGCGAGAGCACCATGGCCTTCTTCGCGTCGATGTTGTGCGCGTAGGCCTTGTCCGCGAGCTCGTATTCCTTGAGCGCGAGCTCGTTGTCGTGCTTGATGCCGGTCACGGTCATCTCGAATTGCTTCAGCTTGCTGTTGGCGGCGTCCACCTCGTCCCGCCGCCACGCCTCGGCCGCCTCGCGGAAGTGGGTCATCGCCGTGACCGGGGCGCGGTAGTACGCGCCGGCCGCGCCCACCGCGAGCATCCCGAGCGTCTGGGCGATCACCTGGATCGCGTTCTTGCCCTCGGGATCGAGCCACGGGCGGATCGTCACGTCGGGCGCCTTCGGGAGCCGCTTGAGTTCCTTCGCCTCGGGGCGCGCGACCTTCAGGCCCTCTTCGTACTCGGCCCGCGCCTGCTTCACTTGCTGTGCGATGGCGTCCCGCTCGGGGAGACTCTGTCGGATCGCCTCCTGCCGGTCGGCGTGCGCCTCGGCCTGGGCCCGGCCCGCCGCCCGCAGCGTCTCGAGCTCCCGGGCAAAGCCCGGGAGGGTCGGCGCCTCAGGCCCGGCGGGCGCGGCGGGCCCGAACGTGGTGGGCATCGTGGTCCCGAACTGCGGATCCCGCGCCCAGTCGTCGCGCGCGGGCGGCGCGCCCGGCGACGTGAGCGCGGCCACCGCCGCGTTCGCATCGGGCGGGGCGTCGGCCGGCGCGGGCGGCAGGGTGAACGCTTGGGCAGCGCCCGGCGTCGGCGCGCCCGTCAGAGTGAATCGCGGGGCCGGCGCGGGCGCCGAGGGCTCGGACGAGCCGGGGGCCGGCGCCGCGCCCTCAGGCGTCGGGGCCGGGGGTGACGGGGGCACGGCGGCGGGGGCCGGCACGTCCTGCCACCAGCGGTCGCGCTCCGGGGGCGGCGGATTGCCGCTCGGCACGCGGATCGGCTCGCCTGAGGGATTCGGCACGCCCGGCTGGGCGAGCCAGTCCGTCATCCGCGCAAACCAGCCCTTCTTCTCGTCCTTCTCGGCCTCGGTGTCCATGGGCGTCCCCTGTGGGGCTCCCGACGGGGGCCCGGTGGCGGCGGGCGGGGCGGGCGCCGGCGGCGGCGGCACGGCGACGGGCTCGGCGCGCTCGCCCGGGCGATCGGCCGCCGGGGGCGTGCCGAAACGCGGCGCGGGCGGCGGCGCGGGTGGGGCGAGCGGGGGTGGGGCCGGGCGGACGGGGGGCGCTTCGACCGGCGCCGGCGGCGCGGCCGGTTGCTCCTCGCGGAGGAGCCCGAGCGCGTGGTCCGCGTACTTCAGCGAGTCCGTGACGGGGAACCGCTCCCGCCAGCGCGGCCCCGCCTCGCGCACCGCCGCGCTCACGCGCCCCGGCCCCGCGTTCCACGCGGTGAAGGTCTTCTCGAGATCGCCCCCGAACTGGGCGGACAGCTGCTTCCAGTATCGAGCCCCCGCCTGGAGGTTCGTGACCGGATCCTCGAGCGCCTGCGCCGAGAGCCCCGCTGTCGAGGGCAGGATCTGGATGAGTCCGACCTCCCCGTCCTTGCCCCGGCGCCGGGGATCGAACCGATCATTCTCTTGGCGCATGAGGGTGACGAGGATCTCGCGGGGGATCCCTTCCTGCTCGGCGACTCGCGTGGCGAGGTCGTGATACGCCGGGGGGACCGGACTGCGGGTCGCGGCGCCGCGCTTCCGCATCTCGCGGGGCGCGGGCAGATTGGGAACGAGCGGCGCGGGTTCCGCCGTCGGCGGGGCCTCGACGGGGGCCTTCGGGGGAGCCGCCGCCGGTATAGCGGGCGGTATACCGGCCGGTATATCCGAGGGGGGCCGCCGCTCAGGTGCCGCCACCGGCTCCACCACCGGCTCGGGCGGGAACGTCGGCTCCCCGATCTTGTAGTCGAACCACTTGCGCGCCGGCTCCGCGAACTGGGACGTGAACCAGTCGTACTGCCGGTTCGCCGTCTTGGTCGCGTCCGGTTCGGTGTCGGTGTCGGCCATCTCACGCACTCGGCTTGCCCGGCGGGACCATCGTCCCGCCGCCGCCCAGGATGCGACCCAGCACGTTCGCCATCGCCGCGAACTCCTGCGTGGCGGGGCCGATGCCCGCCGCCGCCAGCTGCCCGAGAATGCCCGTCAGCGCCCCGGCGCCCTGGAGCCCGGCCATCCCTTGCTGCCCGACCGCGAGGCCCTGCGTGGACATCGAGGACGCCAGCGCCAACAGCATCTGGTGCGCTTGCTGATCGACCACGGGCTGGACGCTGGCCCGCGCCTCATCCGGCGACATCCCCGCCGAGACCATCGACTGCACCGCCGCCGCCGTCGCCTTCTGCTTCGCGTCGTTCAGGAGCGGCTGCCACTGTTCCGGCACCTCGCCCCGAGCGAGCGCCGCCACGGCAGGGACGAGGAGTTCCTGGCTCTCGGCGAGCAAGGGCTTCGCGGCCTTCATGTACTCCGCGAGCACCATGTTGGCCTGCTCGGTCGCGGCGCCCAGCTGCCCCTGGAATTCTTCATTCGCGCCCGCGAACCCTTCCTGGGCGCCCTTGAACTGGTTCATGAAGTCCGCTTCCCAGGCCTGCTTCTGCTTGGTGTAGGCGTTCTGGGCCTCCACCCATTTCGCGTAGGCGTCGTTGTACTCGCGCATCTGGTTCATCCGATCGACGCCTTGCCACGCGCCGAAGCCTTCTTTCCCGAGCCAGCCGGCGGCCTTCATCCAGTCCATGGTGTTCCCCGAGATGTTGGGCAACGACCAATTCCACTTACTGCCGCCGTCGCCCCAGTCGATGTTCTTGAGCCAGTCCCACTGTTGGCCCCCGGGGTCGCTGCCCAGCCCCCCGAGATCGAGGCCGAGATTCCCGGCGCCGAGATTAAAACTCGGCTCGAAATCGGTGAAGCTGCCGCCCAGATCGAAGGAGCCGAGATCCCCGATGTCGAAGGCTGGCGCCATGATTTACAACCCCGTCGCGGCGCGGAGCCGCTCATGTTCGATGGAATGGGCCTGCATGAAGAGCACCCAGCCCTGCCGTTGCTCCAGATCATAGAGCGAGAAGTCGGGCGAGTGTTCGATCCCCAGCCGCCGCGTGAGCTCGTCGTGCATCCGCTGATGGATCTCGCCCATGTCCTTGAGGTTGTCGAGCCGGAAGTCCGCGATCTCGCCCACGGTCTTCCCGAGCATCGAGTGCCACTTGTCGTGCATCCCGAGGAAATCCATTTCCCCATCCGCGTGCTTGAACGGCAACCCCTGCCAGAGCAATGGACTGATGAGCGGCATCCTAGCGCCCCCGATCCCCGGGCGGTGTGTTGGGATTCCAGCCTTGGAGCATCAGCAATTCTTGCTGATACCACGGCGACTGCGTGTAGAGGCGCCAGAGTTCCCCCTCGTCCGCCATCGGGTACTGCGCCTTGATCTGGTCGATGTAGGGTTGGCGCCACTCCTCGAGATAGCTCCGCTGGTGCGCCTCGGTCGGATACTGCGGTTGCCCGCCGGGACTGCTGGGTTGCCCGGCCTGGGCAATGTCCGACTCGCGGATCGCCTTCCCGACGCCCGCGTACTCGGGCCGCTGGGCCAGGGCCCCCGTCGGTTCGATCCCGTATTGCTGGAATTGCGCCGGGGACATGATCGCGAACGGGACGTAGCGGCCCCCGCCCGTGTACTGGACGACCCGCCCCGTGGCCGGGTCCACCACATACCCGCCGACGCCGCGACTGTTGCCGGTGCCGGGCACATAGGCCCAGCCGGGCGGCGTCTGGATCTTGTCGGCCGACGGCGGGCCGTAGGCCTCGTAGAGCTTGCCGGTGATGAGGGGCAGCGCCAGGGCCGCCGTCGCATAGGGCGCCGCCGCCATGCCGGGGCCCAGCATCCCCAGCGAGCTAGCGAGCCCGAGCCCCCCGCTGACCGCCCCCAGGCTCGACTCGATCTGTTCCGGCGAGCCGGGCTCGGCCGTCGCCGCTTGATAGGCCCCGAGCCCCGCCCCGAGCGCGGAGAGGGCCGGGGCGATGGAACTCCCGAACGTGGTGAACGGCGCGGCCTTCGGCGCCACATCCCCCGCGAGGCCCGTGGTCAGGTTGGTGTCCACGCCCAGGTTGTAGGCGGCGTCCGTGGCCGGCAGCCCTTCGCCCGTGAGATTGAACATCCCTTCCGAGCCCGCGAACCATTCCTCCGGGGCCGCGCCGGTCAGTGAGAAGAGATTGGGATTGGGTCCGCTCCACGACGGCGGGGCACCGAGCGCCTGGGATTTGTCGTAGGCTTCCTTGGCCGCGAGCGACTTCTCCAGCGCCGTCTCCCCGACCGTGAGCGCCTTCGACCACCACGGCACCTCGGGCACCTCGGGCGCGAGCGCGGTCATGTCCGGCTGGGGGCGGTTGAACTCGAAATTGAACTCGGGCATCTCGAGCTCGAACTCGGGGAACGGCGGGTACGGGTTGGGCGTCGGGGCGGCGCCCGGGGCCACCGGGGGCACCGCCGACGGGCCCGCTTCGGGGAACGTGAGTTCGCCCGTCGGCTCTTCGACCGACACCTCCTGGCCGAGGACCGGGGTCTTCCCCTCGTAGAAGAGCGGATCGCGGGCGCGGCTCGGGTTCTGCCCGAACTGGCGCTTCCGCTTGTCGTCCTCTTGGATGAGGGGGTCGTCGTCAGCCATCAGGGGGCGAACGTCCACTCGCCGCCGAGTCCGACTTCCATCGCCACGCTGCCGATGATGAGCGGCACCGAGCGCCGGCCGAAGAGATGGGCACTCAGCATATTCCCGCTGAATTTCACCTCACTCAGGTAGACCAGATTGCCCTGCGCGACCCACGTCACCGGGGCCGCGACGGAATTGATCCACGGCGTCTCGAGGAGGGCGTCGTTGATCCACGTCACCTCGCTCGCGAGGATGCCGCCGACCGTGCCCGTGGTCGTGGATTCGTTCTCCACCTCCACCTGGAGATCGGGATCGAACGCCACCGGGTTGATCTTCGGCAGCACCTGGGCCTGCACCGCGATCCGCCGGATCGAGTCGCGCCGCGTGAACATATCGAAGTCGAAGTTCTTCAAGCGGATGTCGTAGTCGCCGGCCTCGCCCGCGAACAGCTGCCGGATGTCGGTGCCGTTGGTCCCCCAGCACTGGATCTGCCCGTCGGTGCGGACCACCGTGGTGATCCACTTCAAGTCGGTGCCCTGCTCCCCGACGAGCCACGTCGGCCGCGAGTAGATCAGGAGCCGCCGCTCGCCGTCGAGATCCACCAGCACCGCGTACACCAGCAACGAGTTCAGGTTGAACACCGCGCCGGGCGAGGTGGTGACCGGCGTCACGGTCGGCATGATCCCGTCCAGCTGGTCGGAGAGCTTCTGGGGCGTGGCCCCGAGGATCGCGTAGACCCCCGGCGGCGAGAGGAAGACCATCGTGCGGAACAAGGGCGCGACCGAATCCGCCAGCGCCGTCCCCGTGCCCGCCACCAGATTCTCGTTCTGGAAGATCGTGAAGCCGCTCACGACTTGCACGTTGCTGATCGTGTTGATCGCGCCCGGCCCGAAGATCCAGAGCAGCTGGATGGCGGCGCGAATCGTCGTGATCTGCCCGGGGAACACCGAGTCGGGCATCGTGATCGCGCCGCCCGCGTAGGCCGCGCTGAACGACGTGAACGAGCCGGGGCCGGTGTAGATGAGCCCCCGGGGCCCGCTGACCAGCCACGCCCGCCCTTCAAAGACCGCCACGTCGCGGGGGCCCTGCGACTCGGGATCGGCCTCGGTGCCCTTCGGGGCGCCCGCGCCGATGGTGAGCGTGACCGTGCCCGACGCCGTCGCGCTGTTGGAGAGCGTGATCGTGGCCTGCACGGTCATCGTGGTCGCGGAGCCCGTCGCGGTCGCGTTCTGCGAGATCGTGATCGTCGGGCCCGTCGTCACCGCGATCCCCGTCGCCGTCGCCGTCGCGTTCACCGAGAGCGTCAGCGTCGGGCCCACCGTCAGGACGACGCTGGCCGCCGTCGCCGTCGCGTTCTTCGACAGCGTGAGCTCGGTGCCGCTGACCGCCGTGAGCGTCGTGCCCGCCGGGATGCCGGGGCCCGTGACCAAGAGCCCGGCCATGAGCGCCTCGGCCGCCGTCGGGCCGCTGAGATAGCTCACCTTGTTCTTGGCGCTGGTCGTCTTCGCCGCGAACGTCGAGGCCGGCGGCAGATGCGGCCCGGTGATCGCGACCAGCGTGGTGCCCGCCGGGATGCCCGCGCCCACCACGCGGAGCCCCACCACCAGATCCTCGGCCGGCGTCAGCCCCCCCGTGTAGAGCAGCTGACTCGAGGCCGTCACGGTGTTCGCCGTGAACGGGGCGCCGGGCGGGAGGTCTTCGCCCACCACCGACATGATGGTCGCGCCCGTCGGGATGCCGGTGCCCGAGATGACCACGCCGGGGGTCAGGTCGGCCGGGAGCGTGGCCCCGCCGGTCCAGAGGAGCGTCGGAAAGCCCGAGACGAGATCCACGTCGAACGTGCCCGGCGGGGCGATGTCGGTGCCGCCGACGCCGAGGATCAGCGTGCCCGCCGGAATCCCGATCCCCGAGATCGCCATGCCCGCGTCGAGCGCATCGATCGGCGTCGGGCCGTCGGTCCATACCACGGCGCTCGAGCCGCTGGTCGTCGTGCCCTCAAACGTGGCGGGATAGTGCAGGAAGGTCGTGCCGTCCCACGACGCATAGCCATGGGTCCGCCCGGCGAAGAGGACGTGCGTGTCGCGCCACATCGTGAGCCGACTCGTCGGATCGAGCCCGCCCGCCGGGGTGATCGTGGTGGACACGCCCGTGGCCGGATCGATGGCGAGCGCGGACCCATCGGTGAGGATCGCGATCAGCCGCTCCGACTCGACGCCGATCCGCTCGCCCGGGGCCTTGATCTGCATCATCACGCCCCAGAGCGACACCACCTCGGGCGTCACGGTCGTGATCGGCGGGGCCGGATCGGTCAGCGTGATGATGTGCCCCGGCCCGATCACCTGGGCGTTCAGCGACTGCCAGAGCCCTTCCTCGGGGATGCCGTCCCGCGCGCCCGTCCGCATCAGCCCCTTGCTGAAGTCGGTGAACTGGAGGGTCTTGCTGGGGAGCGGGCCCTCTTTCCCTCGGACGGCGGGCATCAGCGCATCCCGCGTGGAAGATCGGCGCCGGGATTCTTGATCGAGAACTTCCGCACGCCGAAGCCCAGCTGGTTCAGGCGCTTCACATACGTGCCTTCAAACATCTGGGCCTCGTCAAATCGCTGCATATTTTCTTTGGCGATGGCGGCAGCCATGTACGGCACCGGATCGTTGTAGGGATCCGGCATCGGCTCGACCTCCGCGAGGCCCGCGAGGTCGGGGTAGTTCCCCACCAGATCCCACTCGGCGGCGTAGCCGATGGCCGGCGGCGGGGCCATGACGACCGTGTTCCAGCCGAGCACCCCGTAGGCGCGGGGATAGGACGGCCAGGACGTGGAGGTCAGATAGGAAATCTTGGAGTACGGCTCGCGCCCGAGCGGATACCGGAGCCCGCTGCCGCCCGCCGAGCCGCCCGTGGGGATGACGTAGATCGAGACCACGTCGCGGGCGTTCGCGAAGGCCGCGTCCCCGCGCACCATCTGCCCCGCCTGGACGAGGTTCAGGTCATAGGTGGACTGGGACGCGACGAGGGTGAAGCTGACGACTTTCCGAACGAGGCGGGTGTCGTAGTCGCGGAGGTGCCGCGCCTCGTTGATCCACGCGATAACGTCAGCTTGGTTGTAGAGCGTCCCCGTATCGCGGAGGAGCCGGTAGACCTTGGTGACGTAGTCTTGCAGGGTCACGGGCCATGGTCGCTAAATCGTCAACGCGCCCGTCCACCCGGTCATCATGCTCTGGGCGTTCCGCTTGGAGCACACCGTCTCGAGCAGGCACAGCATCACCATGACGTAGCCCAGCTGGTACTGCGGCAGGAGCGACTCGGGGCCGATCACGGTGAAGGCCGCGTCCTGATGGATCTTGTACTGGAGGTAGTTGTAGTTCGGCCAGGCGATGGTCGTGTTGTCGGGGTAGTACACGTCGGAGTACACCGACACGCCGCCGATGCGGAGCGCCGGGAACGCGACGGTGGGCCCCTCGCCGACCTCGCCGTAGCTGCCCTCGGGCGTGATGTTGTAGCGTTCGGCGCCGATCACATCGGCCGCGAGCGCCATGAACGCGCCGGGCGACATCAGGCCGCACGACGGCGGTTCGCCGCCGGAGCCCTTCTGCGCCCAGTGGAGCGAGGCGAGCACGCCCGCCCGCGTGATCGTGGTCAGCGCGGTGCCGCCCACGTTGAGGGACGCGATGGTGGCGTTGTTGCCCCTCCACCAGGTATTGGTGACGGGAATGTTCCCGAGCGCCCCCTGCGTGGGATCGGTCGCCGCGAACACATCGGGCAAGGAGAAGGGTTCGAGGCCGGTGTTCGCGGACAGCGGCGCGAACAGCTTGGTCGCCAACGTGTCCGACGCCACGTTGCCGGCATCGTTCATTCTCGCCCAAATAATCGGGACGAGTTCCGCGTCTTGCTGGATGAGGCCTTCAAACAAATAGTAGGGAATCCATGTCGTGAACGCTTTGAGGTTGTACTCCGCGTTCATCAGGCCCGGCGCCACGGTCGGCGCACTGCCCGCGCCGCTGTAATCCACGAACTGGCCCGTCACCATCCGCGTGCCCTGCACGGGAATGGTGACCGGCGACACGCCGCCCTTCACGGGTTCGGCGGCGGCGAGCATCGCGGACAGCGTCGGCGTGGCCTTGCCCAGCTGCACGACGACGGCGGGCATCGCGGCGCGGCGCGTGACAGCCTGGAGCTCGGTCCCGACAGCACCTCCCGGCACGATCCCAAAATTTACGAGTGCCAACTTGAGCCTCCGATCTTCCTTTTGGTGACGTGCCTACTGCACGAAGATGCGGACATCGGCCGCGTTAGTCGTGATGACGAGGCGGAACGTGTTCGCCGTGTCGAGGTAGACCGACGCGCCGAAGCCGGCGGTGCCCGTCACCAGCGGGAGCCACGTCGTGCCGTTGTCGGTGGAGACCTGGAGGGTCGCGCCGCCCGCGCCGGGCGTGACCGCGATCAGCGCGAGGCAGGGCAGATACTGGCCGAGTCCCGCGAAGTTGGCCTCGTTGAGGACGTAGTTCCCGGCCACCTTGGCGAGCGAGGTCAGGATGCGCCGGTAGCTCGCGCCCCCCGTCCCTGCGGCGGCCCCTGCGACGGCTACGCGATCTGCCATGGGTGGCGCTCCTTCAGGCCGACCGGCGTCGGCGCGATTCGGACAGGATCTTGTTCGCCTCTTTCTCGTACCACTGCTTGGGATTCCGGTAGAGCTCCTTGCGGGACTCGTCGTTCAGATGCGCCGACGACTGTGTGCCCCGGGGCCGGCCCAGATCGGCCTGGCGGTAGTACTCGAGCGCCGTGTTGGGATCGCCGATCTTCTTTTCCTTGGCGAGCGCGGTCACGGCGACGAACTCTTCATCGTCCACGCCGAACTGCTCCTGCCACGTCCGCTGGGCCAGGCTCGACTCGATCTGCCCGAGCCGTTGCGTGAGCTTCTGGTTCTCTTCGCGGAGCGGCTTGAGTTCGGCCTCGATCTTCTGTTCCGCCTGCCGGGCGACGGCCCGCTCGGGGATGTGCGTCGTCGGGGAGGCTTCCTCGATCAGCCCGAGGATGCGATCCCGGTATTTCGGGTCTTGCCCGAGGACCGCCATCAGCTGCCCCAACTGCACGACGTTCGGATCGGGCGGGGTGGGCGGCGTCGGCGGGACCGGCGGCGTGGCCGGGGTCGCCATGGCCTACCCGCGTCCGCGTCCGCGATCCGAGATCGGGCCCACCGCGTCCTGGCCGTCGCCCTGGACGCCGATCCGGCGGGGGCGCCGCGTGCCGGCCTGCGTATAGGGCCCGGCCTCGCCGCCGAGATACTGGAACCGCACGGGGTTCCAGAACATCCCCTTCCGCTTGCTGGTATCGTTGCGCGGATCGCGAATGCCCGAGGCCTTCGGCGCGAACTTGTTCATGCTCACATTGGATGCCATTACGGTCCTCCTCCGAGGGCGTTGTCCAAGCCGGGAATGCCGCCGCCACCGCCGAGGCCACCGCCGCCGCCGATGCCCGTCGCGTTCATGGGCGACGGCGGCTTCGGGCCCAAGCCCCCGCTGGGCGGCCCCGGCGAGGCGCCTGGTCGGCCCATCCCGGGCCCCGGCGCCGCCGTCTGGGCACTCGCCATGAGCGCCTTCACTTCGGACTGGCTGACGCCTTCATCCACATCGGGCGTGACCTTCTCCATCGCCTTGAGCGCCTGGAGCACGGCCCGCGCTTCGTCGGAGCGGACTTCCTTCAGCATCCCCATGATGCGGATCAGCGACTTCACGACGTTGTTGATCTCGACGCGGACTTGCGCGGTCATGCCGCCGCCCATGGTTTGGGTCGGCGGGGTCGCCATCGGCGGCGGCGTGAGAGGGGCCGCCCCGGCTCCCGATGGCGACGGCGGGGGTAACGCCATGTCGAACCAGCGAATACACCCCGCCGGCCCGAATCGTCAAGTTTCGATTTCTACGGGGGTCAGAAGAACCACGACAACGACCAGAAGAAGAGCACCAGGTGCGGTCCGACGTGCGCCTGGGTCGCCGCTTGGAAGAGCAGGGCGTGTGGCATCAGAGCCTCCCTGTGAGGAACAGAATCAGCAGCACGATGAGGATGACCCCGACGAGCCCGCTCGGGCCGTAGCCCCACGACGCACTATGCGGCCACGTCGGAAAGACGCCCGCGAGCAGGAGCACCAAGACCACGATGAGGATGACGTACATGACCGCGCCTCCTCAGCGGGACGCCTTGCGGATCGTCCGCCTGGTCATCCGGGTCCGCTCCCCCGCCCGCTCAAAGGGCTTCCGCTTCGGCGGCATCTGGCGCACATCCTTCGACGTGAACCCCCGGCGGCGCCTGAGCCTCATCGGCCCTCACAGGCGATGGCGGCATTGGCCGTCATTACCGCTTCCCGAATCTTGCGGATCGCGGCGGTCTGATCCGCCGACGGCGGCGTGTTCGTGAGGATGACCAACGCGAAGTCCATCGCGGCCTCGCGGATCTCCCCGTAGCGGCCCGCTTGCTCCTCGGTGGGCGGGTGGTAGGTGAACCAGTTGTGGAGGTCGGCCTGCGTGATGGGCATCGCGCTAGCTCCCCACCGGCCGCCCCGGCCCGAGCCGTTGCGCCTTGCGCTCGATCCGCGCCGCCGCCAGCATCATCAGCTGCTTCTGGTTCTCGGCACGGCCTTCCGCGAGCCGCCGCGAGGTCTCTTTCATCTCCTCGCGGTGCGGCGGGTCCATCAGTTCGATGAGCCACTCGCCGTCGATCGCGCCCGCCTTGAAGAGTTCCAGCGCCTTCATCTGCGTCTGTTCCGAGAAGATCGGCGAGGACGAGTGCGCGGACACCTGGAGCGTCAGACCCGACGGCAGCTGGGCCAGGATGAACCGCTGGCCCTGCGGCGATTCGTAGGTCTGGTCGTCCGCGTGCTGGAGAATGCGGAACCCCAACGTCGCCATGTGGGAGAGCACGCTCTCGAGTTGGAGGGCCATGTGCCGGATGCGGCCGGCGCCGATGCCCGCCATCGAGATCAGCTGATCGTTCGACCGGACGCCGGGCGTCTGTTGGCCCTGGAGCGTCGGCGGAATCCCGCTCTGATCATCGAACATCTGGTCGATCTGGCCGATCATGGCGAACGCTTCCTGGCCGACTTCCACCTTGATCGTCTCGAACTTCACGTTCGGATCGCCCGTGCCGTAGCTGCCGCCGACGTTCGAGAGCGCCCGGCCCGCCTCTTCAAAGTCGCTGAGACCGATGAAGAGCTTCGACGGGTCCAGCTGCCGCTGCACGACCTCGTCCATCGAGCGGACGTGGCGCTCGCGCCATTGCTGGAGCATCAGGAGGCTCGCGAGCTCGGAGCGGCCCCAGAGGTAGTTCGGCATCGGCCGGGGCGTGAGGATCCCGAACGGGGCCTGCCCGGGGAAGACCTGGCCCGTCGGCGTCTTCATCCACGGCAAGATCGGGTTCCGGCGCCGGATGAGGGGCTCGGTGCCGTCGTGGAGCACCGTCGTCACCCGCCAGTCCTCGTAGGGCCCCGCGAGCGTGTCGTGGTACGCGCGGCGCTCCCAGACATCGCAGAGCAAGACGACCGGCTCGATCACGTTCGCCTCGAGCAAGTACGTCGAGTCGTTCACGTCGCCCGGCATCGCGCCCGAGACGACCGAGTTCGGAAAGGGGCCCGTGAGCCCCGAGATGACGAGCCGCGTGTACCCGGAGCCCCCGGCGTGCGGGGACGCGAGCCGAGCCGCCTTGGTAATCATCTCCTCTTCGCGGGGATGGCCCTGCACCCACCGCTCGAACTGCGGCATCGACAAGGAGTACCAGTGGCAGTACACGTCCTGATCGGTGAGGGACGGCTGATCCTCGCGGGTCACGCCGAAATCCCACGGATCGATCGCGGTGATGACGAAGCCCTTCTGGGGATCCTGTTGAATCTTGAGCGGGCTCGCGCCGTAGACCAGCGCCCACTCGAGCGCGAGACTCACCGAGAGATCGGCGCCGCTGTTCGCCCAGACCTGGCGGAACTCGTCCCGCGCCGTCTGGGCCGGATCGAGCCAGTCCTTCCGCGTGGCCGGCGGCAGATGCACGCCGAACCGGACGCTGTCGGGGGACCAGATGTACGAGGAGAGCCGGTCCAGATGCGCCCGCAACTTGTTGTAGCGGGCCGAGTAGCCGTCCTCCGTGCCCGCCTCGTACCACTGGCGCAGATTCGACCCCTGCACGCGCCGCTGTTCGCGCGAGATGCCGGCGCGCGTGATGTAGACGTGCAGGAGCTCGCGGGCCTCATCGATGCGCCGCCGGGTCTCGTAGGCGGACGACTTCGGGGCCATCAGGCCCGCGTCGGCACGATGCGGCGGTTGATGTGCGGCCAGATGTGCATCCGCGAGTCATAGGCCGCCTGGGGCGAGATCCCGACCGTTTTCGCCGGCACCCACTTCGACGGCCCGCCGTGGAGCGCCTCCCGCATCGCCGGGCGCTGGGGCTCGGGCAGGATCTCGATGGCGCGGGCGTGATCCTCGGCCAGTTGCCGCTCGCTCCGCTTGGCGTCGTCTTTCATCATCGACGCCTGATTGATCTGGGGCTCCATCATCGGATCGAGGATCTTCGCGATGCGGTGCCCGGTGGTGGAGACTTGGATGGCATCAAATCGCCGCCGGAAACCCTTCTTCCAGCTGCACACCGGGCACCGCACGCTCTTGAGCGGGAGATCCTCGTAGACGACGATCTGGGTCGGCTCGGGCCCGAATTCCACGTCGGTGCAGTGGGCGCATTCAAAGTTCGCCCGTGGACCCATCTCGGCGCGAGTCTAGCACTGACCCCTATCGGCGGCCCAGCGTCCCGAAGAACTCTTGGATCGTGCGGCCCTGGACCGTGGTCGCGGGCTGCCCGCGCTCCCGGTAGCGTTTCAAGGTCGGGTACAGCTGCGCGACGTAGCTCTCGACGGCGAGGGCGCCGGCCTGGGCCCGGTGGCCTCGGGGGAGTTCGCCCGTCGGGACGAAGCCGTCGCCGGCGCCCTCGAGCCGCGTCAGTTCCTCCGCGAGGTACTCCGAGCGCACGGTGGCGGCACCGCGCTGGATCTGGTCGCGGAACCGCTGGAGCACCGTGGCCTGCGTCTCCGCGTTCGACTTCCACTGGTAGGCGCCCCGCGCCGTGAGCGAATCGGGCCGCCGCCAGATGTAGTGCCGCACCGAGCCCAGCACATCGAGGAAGCCGGGCGTCCGCGTCGTGCCGTAGCCCTGCCGCACCAGGCGCTGGATCTCGGTGAGGACGCCCGCGCCGAGCCCGCTCACTTCCAAGATCAGGGTCTTGTGCTGCGCGCCATACGCGCCGGCGAGATGGAGCGTCACCCACGCGAAGGCCTGGAGGCCGATGTTGGACTCGGTGTGGAACTCGGCGGATTGCTCGAGCTTGTCCTCATCGAGCGCGGCCGACCAGACCGAGACGACCCAGGAGGGATCGTCGGGCATCGCACTGTGCGCGGGGACGGCCGACACCACGACCGGCCGCGTATCGGGCGGCGTCCAGACCCGGAGCATCGGATCTTTCAGCCCGGCCGGCGAGGGATGGGTCGTCTCCATCGTGTTGCCCCACTCGTAGCAGTACGCGGCGGCGGGCTCGCAGAGGGAGAGATCGATCCGCTCCTGCGTCAGCCGATCGAGGAACGGGCGCTCCATGCTCGCGCTGAAGGCGTCCTCCCAGACGGTCGGCATCTCCTGATCCGCGAGGCGCTGGGAGCCGGCCGCCTTCTCCGCGACGTACCAGCGGCGCCACGCCCATTGCTCCACATCGAGCACCACCCGGTCGCGCTTGCGGAGCAACTGATCCCACTCGCGCTCCTTCGGCGTGAGCCCGGGATTGCCGTAGGCCTGCCAGAGCTTCTTCTGGCGCGGGCGGATCCGGTTGTCCTCGCGGAGCCACCAGCTGATGAAGACGGCCTTCATCGTCTTCGCCTTCTGGGCGGACAGCCAGAGATCGTAGAACCAGTTCTTGCCGCGCGCGGTCCCCTCGAGCACGTAGAGGGACGCGGGATTCACCTCGGACCACGCGCTCCGCAAGTAGGTCACGGCCTTCCCGCCGTGCGGCCAGAGCGGCACCTCGGTGCCATGGGTGAACGACAAGCCTCGTCCGACGCCCAGCCGGGTCCATGTCTGCCGCCCGCACGTCTGGAGCAACAGCCGGCTCATATTGTTCCAGACGATCTGCACCTGATTGCGGGCGCGGGTCTTGCTCGGATCGAGCGGCTTCTCCTCGATGGTCGCGGCGGGGCCGGTGTCCTCCCCGGCCTCGTCGTGGCGTCGGACGAGTTCGTCCATCATGCCCATGAACAGATCGCGGAAGTACTCCTTGTTCTCGGCGGAATCGGTGATCGTCACGCCCTGGAGGCCCGCGAACCGCTGCATCCAGAGGAGCGTGAGGATCAGCATGAACGTGGAGAGCCCGACCTGGCGGGCCTTCACGAACAGGAACTGGTTGATGCCCTTCTCTTTCCCGGCGAGGATGGTGCGGAGGGCGACGCGCTGGGTGCCCCACGGCGTGATGGGGCGCACGCCAAAGTCCTTGGTGGCGATGGGCACCTGAAGCGAGAATCGCCACAGATCCTGTTCCGACGGGAGGCGAATCAGACTCACTGCGCGTGATACTATCCGCGCCGACGCAAAACGCAACCGCCCCACAGCCAGGAGGAGGCGCCATGACGGCCAAACGTCGTCGCCAGGTCTACGATCCCGAGAACCCCGGCCAGCTGCGCGAAGTCGAAGAGGAGACCCCGGAGACCCCGGAGGCCCAGGCCGCCGAGGCGCCGCCTCCGCTGACCGAGGCCCAGATCAAGCTGAACGAACTCGACGCCTACTACGGCAAGGTGCTCGGGGATCTGGATCGCGAGAATCAGGAAGCGCACAAGGTCCACGACGCGAGCGAGAAGCGCATGGCGGACCTCGAGGCGCAGAAGGTGCAGATCGACGCGGAGTACGCGGAGCGGAAGGCCGCCATCGAAGCCGAAGCCCCGCCGCCGCCCGAAGGCGAGGCCACCGCGAAGAAGCTGCCGACGCGCTGGGGCGTGGATCCCGCGCCGAAACCGACGCCCGCGCCCAAGCCCGAACCGAAGCCCGAGCCCGCGTACACGTCCTAAGCCCCTGGCGATGTTGTGCCGCGTGTCCCAGAACTCGGGGACGGCGAGATTGATCGGCCGCCCGTGTTCCCCGGGGCGGATGGGCGCTGGCTCACGGACGCGCCCCCGCGCTGCGGGAAATGCGGGGGCGTCTGGCGGCTGGACCCGGAAGGGTTAGCCTGCCGGAACTGTGGCCGGCGGTGGCGCGCGACGGAGAGTCTGCGCGCTATGCGGACGGGGCGGTTTCAGCGGATGCACTAGCGCGCCGCTGAAGCCGCGCCGCCCGGTTCGCCGCTTTGACGAGCCCCCCTCGGCGCCCGTTCTCCCGGCGCCACTCGGGAATCGCCTTGACGTAAGCGGCCACGTCCTTCGGATTCACGCGGATCTGGTACACCGTGATGATCTGCGCGGGGATCTTCCCGTTGCGAATCGCGGTGAGGATCGTGGGCTTGGTCGTCTTGTACTGCTTGGCGGCGGTGAGGACGGAGACGGCAGCCATCGCCCCATCTTAGCGACCGTTTAGTATCCGTCAAGACAACACGCCGGGGCGAACTGGCACTCCCCGCCGCGCGCCTCCACCATGACAGCGCGCGACGGCACCTCGCCCCGGCGCGGGCCTAGTCTACCGCCGAACGCGCCGCGCCAGCGGCACGGCGGCCAGGAGGCCGGTGCCGAGCAACAGCAACGTGCCCGGCTCGGGCACCGCCGTGTTCGCGAAGTCCGCATCGGTCACGGTCGCCGTGAACGCCGCCGTGGTCGGATCAAAGACCGCGTTCGCGAGTGAGAGCTCCGTATTCGCGAACGCGAACCCGAAGCCCGTCACGCCGTAATAGTCCGTCAGCGTCACGTCCTTCGCATCCTCGCCCACGCCGATGAAGAGCATCGAGGTGCCGCCGCCGCCGAGCACCAGCGAGGGATCCGCGAAGACGCCACTGTGCGCGAGCAGCGTGCCCGCTGGCGAGATTTGCGCCCCGCTGCCATCGGGCGCGGTGTTGAGCCCGCCCGTCAGCGTGAGATCGCCGCCGCCCGCGAACGTGTAGGCCGGCGGGCCTTCGGTCAGGTTGTCTCCGGTGGTGAAGTTGAGCAGGCAGGGCACGGGATAGCAGAACAGCGAGGCCCCGGCATTCGCGGGCGTGTCCACGCCGATGACTTGCTGGAAGATCACGTTGGCGGCCGACAGCGCCCCGCCCGCGCCGTCATAGGTGACGGTGCCGCCGTCCACGGTCGGATTGTCGAACGAGAGGATCGCGGGCGCGGCGAGCGCGACGTGCGGCAGGAGCGCGAGCGCGAGGATGCCCAGCCACTTCTTCATCGGAGTACCTCCAAGTCGTGCGGAGTTTCTACCCACGCCAGCGGCGCCACCGTCGGCCGCCGCGTACCGGGCGACGAGGATACCATCGCCGCCAGGTCATCCGTACACCAGCAACCAGATCGCGAGCAGGATGACGAGCACGAAGGCGAGCGAACCCGCGTAGAGCTCGGCGCGCGTCGGGCGACTCATTCGCGGTGATTTCCCAACAGCGCGAGCAACGCGCCGACGAGCGCCAGGCCGAACGCGATCGCGGCGATGATGAGCCAGATCATCGCTGGGCCAGCAGCTCGTCGGCGCGGGCGCACGCGACGCAGATCGGGTGCCCGCGCGTACACGGGTTCCGCAGGCGGTTCGCGTGCTCCATCCGGTAGAGGCGCAGGACTTGCAAAGCCGAGAACGTCGCGCTCGGCCGTTCGATCACCTCCCCCTCGCGAATCGGTTGCTCGAGATGGTTTTCAGGCATGACGGCTCCTTTTGGTCATCTATTTCGCGGATTTTCGCCCGTTTTTCGGGATTTTCGCCCGTTTTCGCGCCGAGGCGCGTCCAGCGGCTCGATGGGACGGCGAAACGCTAAATTTCTCGAGATGTTGGCGCCGAAAGACCATTGGGATCGTTTTCACCCGTCGCGGGGCTCGTTTGCAGAGATGGCCGCGCTCCAGGGCCGCTTTGGACAGGATTCGATGGCATTTCCCGCATGCGCCGCGCAGTTCTCCGCGCAAGACGGCCGCGAAGAGGGTGCCGCGCGAGCACTTGACCAGCCGAGCGGCTCGAGCGGGGTTCAGCCAGATCTCAGAGGCGCTCACAGTCCGCTCCTGGGGGCTCTGGGCGCCCGCTGGAGCCAGTTCGACGTGGGGGGCCGCCTCTCTGCCCCTCGGCGGGCGTCGCGCGACGGATTTCCTGTCCGGTTCTGACTTCCGAACGGACAAAACGGCATAGAACGGTGACGCGTTGTCATAGAGGATCCGAATCAGGCGGATCCGTCGTGATCCAAGACGGTTCAGTTGATTCTGTAGGGGTTTCCCTGTCTCTGGCGGACAGCGGACAGTCCCTTATATACAAAGAGTGTCCGTCCGCCCCAGGATGAGGTCTAGTAACCTCCTCATCCGTGGGCGCGAGACGATGGGCGAGGACAGTGTCCGTCCGGACAGTGTCCGCCTTGTCCGTTCCCGGTGGAGTCGTCGCCAGATAGCGCCCGTCGGACAGCTGTGTGACTTCAAAGTAAAGTGTCTTCATTCGTCGGAGGATACGGGTGACTGAATCCTCCTTGGCGCCCGGCAGAGCCTCCAAAAGATCCTCGACGGACATCGGCGCGGACAGGAGGACGAGCAGGCGCTGTCGGAGGGTCGCGCCGATCATCGTTTTGGGGGCCACGTCGGTGAGCGGGAGCGCCTCGATCCGAATTTCACTGTCCGCCGGGGACTGTCCGCCCCCCCGGAAGCGGAGTCCGAAGGCCGGGGCCTTGCGGGCAAGGTTGTTGGCTTTCGTGTTGGTGAAGACGATCGCCGTCGCGTCCTCGATCTCCTGATCCCGGCGGGCCTCCCAGATGACCCTCGGGCCGTTGAAGGCGAAGGCGCCCCCGAAGGGACGGGCGGTGGCCCCGGTGCGGGCATCGGCGTTGGTGATGTGGTTCAGGACGAGGACGGCGGCCGGGGCGAAGAGTCGGAGGGCGTTGTAGAAGGCGGTGATGGGCTCATGGAAGGCGGCCCCATCACCCCCGGAGATCGCGAACATCTTGGAATCGACCACGATGAACCCGACCTTGTGCCGGGCGAGTTCGACCGAGAGCATTCCCACGTCTTCGACCAGGGGACGCGTCATGCGCTTGTAGAGGAGCCGGGGCGGGGGGATGTCGAGCCCGGCCGCCAGGAGTCGAAGCCGCTGGGTGGTCGTGGCCTGGGAGGTTTCCCAGTCGAGGTACGCGGCCGGCACCGCGCGCGTCGGCGTGAGGCCCGGGAGCGTCTGCCCTGTCTGCATGGCGATCGCGAGGGCGAGGGCGGTCATGCTCTTGCCCGTGTCGCCATCCGCGTAGAGCAGGGTGGGTTGCCCCGCGTAGAGCCATCCCGGCAGGAGGATCTCGGCGTCTTCGGTGATTGCCGAGCCGTCCAAGAAGACCAGGGGCTCGCCCGTCCGAGCGGCCAGCGTGAATCGGTACGCGGCCTCCTCGAGATGCGGACCCCACGGGATATCGGGGCTCACGGTTTTCAGCCGCTTGGCGAGGGCATCGCGGGTGGTGGTGCTCGCGAGGTTCCAGCTGCCCCACGAACACTTCACCCCGTTCTGCGTCACCGTAAGCTCGCCGCGCACACCATCGCTCGTATTCCGCCAGTTGTGCAGTCGGGCGCTGGCGAAGTCGGGCCAGTCCAAGACGAGGTCTAAGCCTTGCTGAATGAGTCGTCCCGCGCTGGCATCTTCATCGCCCATCGAACCACCGCCCGCACGCGCATTGATAGGGGGCGTTGGGGCAGGCCTCGCGGCAGACGGAACAGAGGATCTTGAAATCACAATCGCGCTCGCGTTCCTGACAGCACGGACAGAGCGAGGTGCTGCCGTCGTAGGGGATCGAGCGAAAGATGATGACAGGACTGCACGACACTGTTCGGCCCCTCCTCCAAGAGGTGAAGATGGCGGGTCTGGCTCCAACGTGGAGGCGCCGGGTCCAGCAGGGGCGTCGGTTCGCACCCGCCCTGCCGCGTACCGTACCGCCACTGTGAACGGAACTGCAAGCCGGCCGGTCGCAGGGAAATCTTGACTTTGCCGCGCCACATCGAGTAGGGCGAAACGCCCGATCACTTCGTTCGTGTGCGAGTGTCAACGAAAACGATGTACAAGTCCGTGCAGTATGCGAGGTCGTTGACAGTTCGAGCGAAAAGTCAACCACCAGGGATGGTAGTCTGCCACGGTGGACACACAAGCGCGGGAGGAGAGAGACCGGAGATCTGCCCGAAGGGAGAATTGCCCGGGAGGGAAGAATGCCACGAAACAGGGAAAAATTGCCGATGTGCTAGAATCGTATTCCTAGTTTTAA